ATAGGTTGTGATATATAGTAGCGGGAGCAGGAAACGAGCCTGCGGGGAAATGCTTATGAGACATCTTCGGATACCAATCCTTCCCGCTATTTAAGCAATAGAGAAAAAACCATCACCCCCGTGAGGGGGTGAGGGTTTTGAAGGGCGGAATCGACTACGAGGTGAACTGCGGTGCACCGTTGTCGTCGAGGTCGCCTGTGAAGACGATAGTCTTCAGCGGGGCGTCACCGTACTTGTCGGTGTAAGCCTGGACGAATTCCGCGTGGGACATATCCACGAAGTCGTCGGGGAGAGACACACCGTCAGGTGCTGTATCTTCAAGCGACTCGGGGATGTCCGTAATCGTGTAGGCGCCCATGTCGGCAGAGGCATCCGTATGGATGGCGGAGCCAGACTCGGCGTCTTCGATAAGGAGCCCACGAAGGAATGAGCCAGGGCGGTAGCCCCAGCGTCCAGAGAGCGATTTGCGAAGGTGATAAATAACTTGGTCCATAATTGGTCCTTTCAGTTAAGACATGATTCCCGATATGACCTATAACTTGAAATGGGGAATCACATTCCAAGCGACCCCCGCTATGAGTTAATTCTATCCGTCCACTATTTTGTGGTAATTTTTGAAACTTCTGTACTTCTATGGAGATATACCCGACATTTTTTGTCGTATATAGTATTATGATCTGTGGCAAAAAAATAGCACAGCTACAAATTTTATAAGTAGTGTGCTTTTGCTCCGCCAGAGGGTACACGTTTTGACCTATACCAGTCAACTGAAAAATAATATTTTTTTATTATTACAACATATATAATATTATAATTAAAGTCTCCCATGAAAATTTATACCTTAAGGATTGTTTATAATGATAAAACAGGCGAGCTAAAATCTCTTGATGAGATCATTGAAGAGGATGAAGCGCCTATATCAATTACTGCTAGTCCTCATGTAATGGAGGCGATTGCGAAGGCAGACCTAATTGAGCAGTTGCTTGTATCGCATCCAGGTGAAAGTGTAGGAGAAGCATGACCCCAAGATATTAATGCGTCAGTATAAAATTGGAAAAAACACTCATCCTGTATTTGAAGAGGATGATGAAATTCCTGAAGGTATAAAGGTCATTGAAAATTGGCGAGAAGCTGAACTTGGCGACTGGATACGTGCTGATGATGGGAACATTATCCAGGCACTCAGAGTTAATAAGGTCATGAACCAAGGAAGGTATCCGATAAAGTACATTGGTACTTGTACTGGAACCTACTTGTGTCGAGAGCGTGACAAGATGGATACCGAAAAAAGAGAAAATATTTACACTTTCTCTGCAAGGGCGTCTAATAATACTGGGAAGCGGATAAAGACAAGAAATTACCTGACCGCGAATGAAGCCGCCTTTTCAAAATATATCGCTAATGGATTTTCACCCGAAGAAGCCTACAAAAAAGCATTTGGCACAGAGAATAGCCGATATGCGAAAATGAAATCAGCCGTCCTTATTAAACAGGAGCGAATCGTGAGTGCTGTAAAAGAAGAACTCGATGAAGTGCTTAAAGGGTTGGGAATTGACCTTAATTATCTTATTAAAGGTGTAAAATTGGAAGCGGAAAATGCAGATAGATCAAATGACAGGCTCAAAGCTCTGTCTATGCTCTGGGATGCAGCAGAAGTTATTCCAAAACAAAAAGTTACCCAGCTTACAGGTGCCGTATTTCAAGGATTTTCTGACAGTATGCTAGAATCAGCGAAACGCCCAGAACTCGAAGGCGAAGTAGCTGATGCCGCAGACTGATTACGAAGACCAAATAAAAAAACGAACTGAAGATATAAAAACTTCCTATTATTCAGGAAGACCTCTAACTCGTCCCAGGATGGAAAAAACAGCTGGTGAGTGGTTCACAGAAAAATTTCCATCCGAACATCCAGATCCAGAAGTAGCAAAGCGAGAAGAAGATCGTGTTAAAACCATTATGGAATATACTATCCCAGATACTCCTGGAGAATTGCTGTTAGCTGCAACTGGAGGTGTCCTCGCAAAAGGAGCTTTTAAACTTGGAGCTCCTCTTATTAAACCAATCATAAAAAAAGTAAAACAATTATACCATAAAACAAGAGGTATGATGGATGAACAGGAAGTTTCTAATTTAACCAGGGCTTTATCTGATATACAAGAAAGAGCCTCTCAAACAGCTACCCAAACTTCGCCAACAACAAGAATTCCAGAAATGACAGTACAACCTGGAAGAACATTAGTTGAAAGAACTACTCGAGGACCATCTGGGACTTCATCGTTCACAGATGAATTAACAGAAGCGGCTACCCCTCCTAGAGAGACTTATAGAGATATAGCTCGTCAACATCAAGATAGATTTAATCGAGAAAGCGTTAGCCGAGTAGAAGACGTTCAAGGGAATATCGTTGGGCGAAATGTAGATGATCTTAATCAGATGACAGATGCACAGTTTGGAGAAGAGTTTGGTAATATAGCAGATGATTTTATAGATGATATACAACCTACTGCAGCTGATTTAGGTCATAATATATCAACAGAAGGCATGGAAGAGATAGCCGACGGTTTATTTAGAGTAAGAAATCAGGGGGTTCCACTTCCGAAAGGTCATCCTGAAGTATATAAAATGGTTAAAGGTCAAGGGCATAAAGGTATTCCAAAAATTAAAGTTGCTCAAGAAAAGGGGGTTTTCAATAAAATTGAATATCCAGCAAAAACTGGTACTAATCCAGTAACAGGAATACGTAAAACTTATCCAGGAAGAGTCCTTATAGAACATAGTACCCCAGTTGGTCCTGGCAAAATGCATCATTCATATAGATTACAAGATCCAGATGCTTTTAAAAAAGTAATGAAGAAAAATCCTGATTTAAATTGGACAAAGGGTCCAAATAAAACAGCAGCACAAAAAGAAATGAATCAGAAAATTCGAGAACTAATTATTGATGAAGATTTATCTAGAATGACTTTTTTTACTGATGTGCTTGATGCTAATCCTCAAATTATAGGATCTAAGCCATTAGTTCAGATTAAAGGTCTTAATTTTTATACAGGTACAAAAAATGTAAAGAATGCTCAGGGGGAATGGGTAAAAGAACTTATTGGTACAGGCAATTCTTCTGGTAAAATAATGTCATCAATATTTGACAGATTTCCAGATAATTGGATAATCACTACTCAAGGTAGAAATAATACATTTACTTTGGATTCTTTTAAAAATATGATTGGTGGAGTGTTAAAAAGAGCTGAACAAATGAAATTTCACTCTGGCACAGGATCAAGTTCCTACACTCAACTTAACGTAAGCAGAGAAGGTGCTTTCTCCAAATACATTTTAAAAGCTACTGGTCCTGAAGGTCGCACTCAAGCGACTAATAAAGTAGTAAATGATATAATGAAACAATTAGAAAAAGCAAGTCGGACATCTGAAATTGTTGGTAAGCCTCATCTTAGTGCAGGAGCTGGTGCAGTTAATATTAAACACTTTACTATTAGGCATATGAAAGAAGCTTTAGCTGGTGTTTTTGGTCTTTCAGTTGATGATATGGGAGAATTATTACATGATATGGATGGGGTTCCTGATTCTAAATCATGGGAAAACCAAGTTATGTCTGGAGAGGAATACTTCTAATGCCAGATAATCCTATGACACTCGAAGATTTAGAAAAGCCCGTAAATACAAGTTACAAAAAGGAAGAAGCAGATCTTAAAAATTATGGACCAGCTTATAGTGCATCTCTGTCAAATGCAATAGACGAAAAAGAAGCTAAGGAAAAAGATGAATCCTCTGGATCTAGTTGAACGATTAGGAGTAACTGGTGTCCTTGTATTTATGTGCATTATGTTTATGCATAAATTTATAAACACAGATAAAAAGGTAGTTGCAATGCATCGCAGGATGGATAATCTAAAAGATCAAATCACGAAAGCGATGGAAGAAACTAAAGATGAAATCCAAGAACTCAATAGGGATCTGTTGAGAAATTTTAGAAACGGAGGAAAATAATGCTTAAAAGAATAGTCCAAAGACTAGTACGCAAGATTGGAATGGTAAAATTGCTCATGATGGTTGGAGATGCTGCGGTCAAGTCAACAAAATCCAAGAAGGATGATGAAATTTGGGAAGAAGTTAAGACTCTACTCGAAACTTTTTGAATATTAACACTCAGAATGTAAGTGACGCTGAAGAAGCTTTACTAGAATCGTCGAAAGATATGCTGGCATTTGGGAAGTTGTTTCTCCCAGATGACTATACAAGATCTGAAACTCCCTGGTTTCACTATGAGATATCAGATTCAATAATGGACAAGGAAGTAAAACAACTTGCTGTTATTATGCCCAGAGGTCATGGAAAAACAGTTTTAACTAAATGCGACATACTGTGGTCATTCCTTTTTACTAGGGATGAACCGCTATTTTATGGTTGGGTATCTGCTACAGCAAAACTTGCTACTGGCAATATGGATTACATAAAGCATCATCTAGAATTCAATGAAAGAATAAATTACTACTTTGGGGACTTGAAGGGAAGAAAATGGACAGAGGAAGATATTGAATTGAGTACTGGACATAAATTGCTATGTAAATCAAATATATCTGGTATTCGCGGTGGAGCAAAGCTCCACAAGAGATATGATCTCATAATACTAGATGATTTTGAAGACGAAAATAATACAATTACGCCAGAAGCCAGGAATAAGAATGCTAATCTTATCACTGCTGTTGTATATCCTGCGCTTGAGCCTCACACTGGTCGTCTTCGTATTAACGGTACTCCTGTTCATTACGATTCCTTTATCAATAATCTTTTAGCTAATCATGAAAGGGCTAAAAGTAGTGGTGAGGATTTTGCCTGGAATGTAAAAACATATAAGGCATTTGATTCGGAGGGGAACGCTCTTTGGGATTCTTGGTTCCCGAAAAAGAAATTAGAAGAGAAGAAAAAGTTTTACCAGGACTCAGGTCAACCACAAAAATTCTATCAAGAATATATGATGGAAGTCCAGAGTGCTGAAGATTCGATATTCAATATGAAACATATCAAGTTCTGGGATGGAACTTATTTGTGGGATGATAAGAATGAGATGAGTTTTGTTATTACAGACGGTGATGCAATGCCAGTCAATGTTTTTGTAGGTGTGGATCCAGCAACTGATTCAATCAGGAGAGATTCTGACTTCTCTGTTATAATGGTAGTTGCTGTTGATGAAAATAATAATATTTATGTTCTTGATTATGTAAGGGAGCGTGGTTTACCAGTATTAGGAATTCCAGGGGAACCAAAAGAAGGTATTGTTGATAAGATGTTTAACCTGGCAGCTATTTATCATCCGTCACTTTATATAGTCGAAGATACTACAATGTCGCGTCCAATTTTCCAGGCTTTGATGTCAGAATGCAGAAGAAGAAATGACTTCAGTGTAAGATGGCGTGAAGAAAAACCTGGAACAAGACAAGGCAAGCTGGATAGAATACAGGGAGTACTGGCTCAACGTATGACTATTGGATCTGTAAAAATTAAAAAAAGTCATTACGACTTACAGCACGAAATTGTTACATTCGGACCCAGAATGGCGCATGATGACGTCATTGATGCGTTAGCATACGCTGTAAAATATGCATACCCGCCCCAGAACGTAACCGTTCAAGAAGACGGATCTCACATCCGTAAACAAGGTTCGCCCAAGAGTTGGATAATAGCGTAGGCATCTAATTGGCTAAAAGAACAGACAAAACTGCTGATCGAGTGAAGCAACTATATGATTCTCTAAATAATTCTTTTAGAGAGAAATGGGAGGCGACAAATCAGCAAGGTTACGATTTTTACCTCGATAATCAGCTTTCTTCGAAAGAAAAAGCTGCACTGGAAGAAACGGGCATGCCCACCTTTACGATTAATCGTGTCATACCTGTGGTTGAAATGCTTAATTATTATGCAACGGCTTCTAACCCGAGATGGCAAGCGATAGGTGTTGAAGGAAGTGACTCTGGAGTAGCATCTGTATTTGCAGATATTGCTGACTACATATGGAATGCTTCTAGTGGGCAGGCATTATATTCTAATGTTGTAAACGATGCTATCACTAAAAGTGTCGGATATTTACTGGTTACAGTTGATCCAAATGCAGACCAGGGAATGGGTGAAGTTGTTATTCAGCAGCCTGAACCTTTTGATATATTTGTAGATCCAAAATCAAGGGATCCATTATTCCGTGACGCTGCTCATGTCATGATTCGCAAAGTATTTACCAGGACTCAGCTTTTAAAAACATTTCCACAATACGCAGCAAAGATTAAAAGAGCATCTGCTCGTTTTGGGGAAGAAATAGGTCAATCTCTAGGCGCTACAGATACTGGAGATATTCAGTATAAAGATATTAGTGAGGGGTATGATAAAAAAGGTGGAGTTGATCAGTTAATTGAATTATTTGAATTATATGAAAAAGAACAGATAAAATTTTATAATGTTTTTTATCAAGTAGTACCATCTAAAGAAGAGATGGCAAAAATTACACAGAATGTTCAGGTTCAG